CACGGCAAAACTGTGCAACCACACGGCCTCCGCCTTCAGCACGTCCATTTGCTCCGCGAGTGTCTCCGCCTGCAATTCCACGGATCGTGCGAACGTCAGGATCCGCAATTCCACGGATCGTGCGAACGTCAGGATCCGGCGAGTTTCTTGTTCAAGTGTCATTTTTCTGCCTCCAAAAAGGGTAGCCGGGGCCGAAACCCCGGCGATGATTGACTAGCGGGCTTGTGCGATCCGGCGTTCCTGCACGTCGATCCATCGCTCACCGTCTGTCCAGGTGCAGTACGGCATCGTCTGAAAATTTGCGCGATAGGCAACGAAACCTTCAGCGTCGGCTACGCCAGGGGCCATCATCGCGCCAATCGTCGTGTAGTGCGTGTATTTGAGTGTCATTATGTTCTGCCTTTTCGTAAGTGACGGGCTGTATCGTGCCCGCAGACGTAGTCTTGATCGGACGCTCTACAGGCGTCAAGGAAATACTAGCAGACTGCTTCATCTACCTCGTCCTGCCCGGTCCCTCAGGGGAACTTCGAATTATCCGTAGATATGAAACGGAGATCGGCCATCGTTAACACGCGCGGACGCCAATTCATCCAACCACTGCAACACGTCGTCATCCGATCGGGGATTGTCAATATCACTGGCCAGGAGGCGGCGATACTGGCGCCAACAGGCCGCAAACAATGCGGGCGATCCGTCAAATTTCACGCGATAGTGCGCGGCGGGTTGCATTTGATACATGGTAGAACCTTTTTTGAGGAGTGAGAGGGCCGGACTATCCGGCCCTCAGGGTGAACGCTAGGCTACAGTCTGCAACCGGATGAACGTTTTGACGCCGATACCGTGCACGATGATCGCCACGCTCTTCCGCCGGTCATCCGTCCGTGCGCCGTCACACAGTCTGCAGCTATCGCACGTCGTCCGATTTCCGGACTCATCAGACGCAGGACACGCAATTTCACGAGACGCTAGCGCCTGGCTTTCGGTCCTGACGCGAAACGTGCGCCAGCCTCGAGCCGCTGCAATCGCGTATTCTTCGGGCGTGTCGACCGACGCCATCAGATACGGCTTCAGATCGTCGCGCGTCTGCCAGTTATGGGTATAGCCGGTATGGAAAATCCCGTGGGTCAGCGCATCAATCACGGCCAGCGGTAGAGCCGCGCCATCACCGTACGCCCCAATCCGGATCCCCATATTGCGCGAGGCCAGGTGTGTAGCCACGTCCCGTGGATGCATCGAAACATACGCCCCGCGCCTGTAAGCCGCGTAGACGCTCCGTGGCGCATTTTTCACAGCGACGTAGCAGGTGCGGCCCGCGCCGGTTCCATCGCCACGGTGTCTACACATACCGCAGATAGACGCGTCCGCGCCGAGTCTGATCGCATCCAGCGGTGAGACGTCAGCCCGGAGAATCCACAGCTGTGCGAGTGCTTTCCCCGTCTTTGCGTTAGCGTTATCTCCGCGCAAGCCGGTGACGATCGCGACAATAGGCGCGCCGTCGAACAAGGAACGTCCGCGCCAGACGACGGCAGACGAAGGGACAATATCGGTGCGAGTCCAGGTAGTGACCATACGATCCTCCGGATGGGTGACAAGCGTGAATGCTTGCGTTCGATTTCCAAGACTACTACCCAAGTAGTCTTGGCGTCAAGACCATAATGCATCCTTTCGCGTAATAGGCTGATTACCCTATTGCATAGGGGAACGATGCCCATCCGATTCAATCGTTTGGATCCCGGTGTCAATTGATTGACGCTTCTAGAGGTATGTAATTCTTACACGGTAGCCTGGACGGACAGATCAACAGAGCGCGCGCCCGCGAAGAGCAAGCATCGTGCCATGTCTCACATCGGCGTGAATATAGGGGGTGATGCCCGACCCTCCAGCTATGGGGAGATGCCCTCCAGCCAGCTATGGGGCGTTTGCCCAACGTGGACTCCAGATCCGAATCGCTTTCGGGTTGGCATTCCCCCCTGTATATCTCGTCATCTCCCGCGTCTTCGGGAACCGATCTGGATACGACAGGCTGTGGGGTCTAGCGCGGTGGGGGTCTGTGCGATCGCAGAAGCGGGGCCTTCTGCTCTTTCTTCTCTTCTTGACTTCCGGTCTGTCCTTCCTTCGGAAGGACAACCAGAGAAAAGGGAAGAGGAAGTGGGTAAGGCTCTCCCAAGGTTGGGAAAGCCAGACCCGGAAAGACAACCGTCGAATGAGGGCGTCGTCGGGGTAGATGGGGCACAGGGGTTTGCCCATCCTCGTCCAGACTTATAGTAGGAACACCTGCCTACCCCGCATCGGCTCTAGTCGTATCGGGCTGTTGAGTGCGCTTATCCGTGTCAAGGATGCGCCAGTCCGGCTCCCACCGTGAGGACTCGATGCACTGGTAGTCCTCAGTTCGTACACCACGCAGCCAGCGGTTGACCCTCCCTGCGTGATACGTCGATCCTAGATCACCACAGACACGACTGCAAACAAAATCACGTCAAAATATGATACAACAAGGGCTATGGCGATGAATCTGCCGAAGACGCCGTATGCAGGCGGGGCGTATACGCCGAAGACGCGGAAGCGTCGGGTGTCGGATGATGCGGTCAAGTACCGCAAGCCCATTATTTTGCGCGAAAAGCAGGAACTGCTGGCCGCCTGGAAGATGGCGGTGTCGAAGCGGTTTGACCGCCTGGTCGAAGCGCAGTTGACGGCGGCGGAGGGCGTGACCCACATGCAAGCGCGAGACGCGCAGGGCAAGTGGCAGACGATTGTGGACCCGGAACTGATGTCGGAGAAGCTGGACGAAGGCGAACAGGCATATCGACTCAGCGCGATTGCCCCATCCGCGCCCATCTTGAAGGACATCATGGACCGGATGTTTGGGCAAGCGCGGCAGAGTCTGGATCTGGATGTCACCTCGACGCCCACCGCTAGTCTGACGGACGCCGAACTGAAAGCCAACATGGCGGCGCTGCTCAAGAAGCTCCAGGACTAATGCCGCAGAAACCCACGTCAGACGCACCGGGCACGATGGGCGACATGCTGTTACCACGGGCAAATAAAAACGACACGGCAAAGCAAGGTCCACGCAACAAAATGGCCGCTGCGGCTTATTTGTTAAAAGACATGGTCTACGAAGCCCTGACAGCCGGTGAACGTGGGAACCCGCATCCGTGGAAAAACGCATGGCATATGGCAAGCGTCGTTGCGCCTGACATGATCAAAGATGAACTGGGGTTGACCGAGCGGTCGCCATTGACATTACTTGGCAGGAAACGTCTTCCTAACTTGCGAGTAATGGAAGAGGTGCCAGTTATGCAGCCAGATGAAATGAAGGGGTGGCCACTCCAGTTGTCATCTGAAGATTTGGCAAAATTGCTCATGGGTTTTCGTAAGTAATGCCGCTGACGCTTGATGAACAGGCGCTGTATCAGCGACTGATGGACGAGGCGGCGCGTCGGTCGAGTGCGCGGTTTACGACGTTCTTTGCCGACAGCGGCCCAACGGCCCGTGTCCTATATCCGCGCCACTTGGAGTTCTTTGCCCAAGGCAAGGTCTTCAAGGAACGGCTGTTTATGGCGGCAAACCGGGTCGGGAAATCGGAGGCGGGCGCGTACGAACTGACGTGTCACCTCACGGGCCTGTATCCGGCATGGTGGACGGGTCGTCGGTTTGACACGCCCGTGGAATGCTGGGCCGTCGGCACCAACAGCCAGACGACCCGCGACATTGTGCAAGCCAAACTGCTGGGGTCCGTGCAACTGCCCGGCACCGGCATGATTCCGGCGCACTTGATTCTCTCGACGATTAGCTCACGCGGTTTGCCCGGGGCGCTGGAAGGCGCGGTCATCAAGCACAGCAGCGGCGGGTCGAGTCTGCTGGGCCTGAAGACTTACGAGCAGGGACGACCGAGTTTTGAAGGCACCTCCAAGCATGTCATCTGGTGCGACGAAGAACCGCCGGCGGATTGCTACACGGAGATGTTGTACCGCACGGTGACCACCAAGGGCATCGTGATGGTGACGTTCACCCCGCTGCAAGGCATGAGCGCCGTCGTCAAGGGGTTCTTGGAACCCGAGACGGACGCGTCGGCTGAGTTCAAGACGTTCATCCAAGCGGGATGGAAGGATGTGCCGCATCTGGATGTGGACGAACGTCGGGCCTTGATGGCGACCACGCCGCCCTACCAGATTGCGGCACGGACCGAAGGCGAACCCAGCCTCGGCTCTGGCGCAATTTATCCCATCAGCGAGAAAGACATCCTGGTCCCAACCGCCGAGATTCCCGAAACCTGGCGACGGGTCTATGCGATGGATGTCGGCTGGAACCGCACGGCGGTGATTTGGGGCGCACAAGACCCCGGTTCTGGGCAAATCATCCTGTACGACGAGCATTATCAAGGGCAGGGCGAACCGGCCAGCCACGCGGAAGCGATTAAAGCCCGTGGCGAATGGATGTCCGGCGTGATTGACCCGGCGTCGTCGGGCAGCAGCCAGATTGACGGACGGACGCTGATCCAAATTTATGGACGCCTCGGCCTGAAACTGGACCCTGCGGTCAACGCCGTCGAAGCGGGCATTACCGAGACGTGGAACCTGCTGGTGTCGGGGCGGCTCAAGGTGCAAGAGCATCTGCGGAATTGGCGCAGCGAGTTCCGCAAGTATCATCGAGACGAGCAGGGCAAAATTGTCAAAAGCGGCGACCACTTGATGGACGCCACGCGGTATCTGATTATTTCGGGGCGGTCGCAGATGCGCGTCCCGCCGACTCCGTCCTATCGCCCGTCACGGGCATGGGCACACGGCTCCAGTTGGATGGCGCATTAAGTCATGGCATATACCGACGACCTGAAGCAAGCACTTGACCGATTCAAGATTGGCTCTGACGCGGACGTGGACCAGCGTCACCGCGAGGTCGATGCGCTGCGCTTTCAGATGCCGGACCTGTGCTGGCCGACTGATGTCAAAGACCAGCGCAAGCCGCAACTGATTGGCGGGGTCGCCATTCCACAGCGCCCGATGCTCAGTATCCCGAGCCTGGACCACCCAATTCAGTTGGTGCTGAACGCCGAAAAAGCCGCGCATCTGGGCGTCAGTGTGCATCCGCTGTCTGACGAGGCCAGTGACGACACCGCTGAAGTCATTCAGGGGCTGTATCGGCGCATCGAGGTCGAAAGCCGAGCGGGACTGGCGCGAAGCTGGGCGTTTGAACGCGCCGTCAAGGCCGGACGTGGCTATTACCGCGTCATTACCGAGCCGGACCCGGACAGCGACGACGCCTTTGACCAGCGCATTCTCATTAAACGCATTCTCCAGCAGGGCAGTGTGGTGCTGGACCCGTTCTCGCAGGAACCGGACTACTCGGATGGGCAGTGGGCGTTCCTGACCAACGACATGCCATGGGAGACTTATAAGCGCCGGTATCCCAACAGCCAGATGGCGAGTTACACCGAGGAAGAACTGTCTACCATCGGCACGACCACGCAACACTGGGTGTCAGGCAGCGAAGGTGCCGCCCGTGCGGTGCGTGTGGCCGAGTATTACCGGCTGGAGTATGAGACGAGCCGCAAGGTGCTGCTGGACGACGGGTCAGAGTCGATGGACGACGACATTCCAGAGGGTCGAACCGCTAGAACGGGGGCCGACGCTCGCACCAAGGTCGAGAAGAAACCCATTCTGTACTGGTCCACCATCAACGCCATTGAGGAATTGGAACCGAAGCAGGCGATGGACGGGCGCTACATCCCGATTATCCCGGTGGTGGGCCGCGAACTGATTCCGTTTGAAGCGGAACGGCGCTGGGTCGGCATGATTGAGCCGAACAAGGACGCCGTGCGTCTGCTGAACTACAGCGCGTCCAGTGCCGTGGAAATGGCCAGCCTTGAAACCAAAGCGCCCTACACGATGGTCGAAGGCCAAGAAGAAGGCCACGAGCAAGAGTGGCAACTCGCCAATGTTCGCAACTTCCCGTATCTGCGCTACCGCAACGTCAGTCTGAACGGGACCCCTGCGCCCCCGCCGCAACGCACCCAGGTCGATACGTCGCGGTTGGGTCCGAGCATGTTGCTGTTGCAGCAAGCGCGGGAGTTTATCCATGAAGGCACGGGCGCATACGAGTCAGCACTGGGGCAGCAAGCGACCAATGCTAAAAGTGGCCGCGCCGTGCTGGCGCTCCAGAACCAGCACACGGCTGGGTCCAGCCATTTCCTCGACAACCTCGCGGAAATCAGCCTGACGTATGAAGCCAAGGTGGTCCTAGACCTGATTCCGTTCATCTATGACCGGCCCGGTCGCGTGGCGCGTATTCTGGACCGCGAAGACAACGCCAAGACGGTCATGCTGAACCAGCCGTTCACCATGAACCCGCAGACCAAGCGCCCGATGGCCGCAATGCCGTCGCCGCAGCCCCCAACAGCCCCGCAGATGGGCATGGGGATGCCGCCGCAAGGCCCGCCGATGGGGATGCCCGGAGCGCCTCCTGCGCCTCCGCCGCGTCCGCAGGGCAAGGTGCTGCATTACGACCTAAAGAAGGGCCGCTACGGCGTGGTGGTCAGCATCGGTAAGTCGTATAAGAGCCGCAACGAAGAAGGCGCGGACGAGATGGGCAATTTGTTCCAAGCCAACCCGAGCCTGTTCCCGATTCTGGGCGACATCTATCTCAAGTTCCGCGACTTCCCCGGTCATCTGGAAGCCGCAGAGCGCGTCAAGAAGATGTTGCCGCCACCGCTGCAAGCCAAGGATAACGGCCCTGATCCGCAGCAGTTGCAGCAACAGTTGCAGCAAGCCGGGCAGATGGTCGAGCAACTGACCAAGGCGCTGGACGAAAAGACCAAGCTACTGGAGATGGACGGCCAGAAACTCCAGATGCAAGCGCAGACGGCGCAGGGCGACCAGCAAGCCAAGCTGGAAATCGAACGGATGCGGAACGAGACGCAACTGGCGATTACCGAGATGAAGATTCGTGCGGATGAAGCCACCGCCATGCTCCACGCGCAAGTGTCTCGCGAAGAACTGACGCTGACGCAGCGGCACCAGCAAGAAATGGCCGCGCTGCAAGCCAACCACGCGCAGGAGCAACTGGCACAGACGCACATCCAAGACCAGCAAGCGGCTGCCAGCGAGATGGCACACGAGATGGGCGAAGACATGGCCCCGACCGATGACACCATGTTGATGGTGGACACGGGTGAGTAACCCTGTGCCAGGGCGTGTCTGCCCGTATTGCGATTCAGCAGATACCGAGCAGGACGGCGCATTGTTTGTGTGTACTTGCTGTGCGCGAGCGTGGCTGGGACATAATCCTGTGCCCAAAAAAGACACCATGCTGAAAAGCGAGACGCCATGAGTGCCGCGTGGACACGCAAAGAAGGCAAGAACCCCGAAGGCGGTCTGAATGCCAAGGGCCGCGCGTCGTATCACGCCGAAACGGGCGGGACGCTTCGCGCCCCGGTCAAGTCTGGCGATAATCCACGCCGGTCCAGTTTTCTGGCCCGGATGGGCAACATGTTGGGGCCAATGACCGAACCGGACGGCGACCCCACGCGGTTGGCGCTGTCGCTACGGGCATGGGGCGCATCGAGCAAAGAGGACGCACGGGCTAAATCGAAAGCCATTCAGGCGCGGAACAAGAAATAATCACCTATTTGACATACAATGCTGGCACGTTCCGACGATTGGGCAGTTACCCTATTTAGAGGCTTATGCAGACAGACGCAGGACAGGTCACGGATGGCGATATCACCATCGACAGCAACCATGAGACTGCCGAGCAGATTAGTGCCGCGTTTGAGACGGACGACACGCCCGTCGCTGACGCTGCGCCTACGGAACCGGCTGCGCCTGTTGAGAAACGCCAGAACCGTCGCGAAAGCGCGACTGAAGCGGTGTCGTCGGCTGTTGGTAAGCAACGCGCTGCCGAACGTCGTGCTGAGGCCGCAGAGGCCCGTATTGCCGAACTGTCGCGTCAGCCAGAGCCTGAGCCGGAACCTGCGCCTGCGCCTGGTAGCGAATGGGCACGGTTCAAAGCCATGCCAGGTGTGCCGACTGTGGACCAGTTCGACGCCTACGAGGATTACTCGATGGCGATGGCGACCTTTGTCTCGGATGTCCGAGATGAGGAACGCCAGGCGCAGCGACAGGAACGCGACGAGCAGTCCCGCGTCCAGCGGTATCAGACGAGTCTGGATACCGCATGGACTGACCGGTTGACCGCCGCGCGTGACAAGAACCCGAATTTGGACGCCGAACTCAATCCTGACACGCCGATGAGTCTGCCCATGCAACATCTGGTCAAGGACTCGCCGCTGGGGATTGAGTTGCTGCAATGGCTGTCCGCGCATCCAGACGAATCTCAGCGACTCTCCACGCTGCACCCGGCAGAAACCTACCGGGAAATGGGGAAACTTGAAGGCCGACTCGAAGCTGCTTCTTCTCCTCGCGGCCCAGCTCGTGTCGTCAGTTCTGCGAAAGCGCCCATCAGGCCGTTGGGTACTTCGCCCCCCGTATCTGACCCGT